GAGTTACATTTTTCAGCTAAATCATCTAATTGAGATTGTAAATTAGGATATGTTCTTCCTAATTTTTTAGCTAAATAATAAGCTTGTAACGCATGTCCAGCTGGATATGCTGGTGTTGCAGCTGTATTAGAATGTAAAACATCTATAGAGGAATTAATTTGACCAGGTCGAGCTCTATTGATAATATATTTAAAAAATATGATGATAGATGATATGGGTAAGGCAGTGATCATATGATCTAATTCTTTTATAGGTATAGGTACTAGTTTTGTAAATGCTTCACTAACACTTCTATCAGTTAATTTAAAAAAATTAATATCATGAATGTTACGTATTTTTGTTTGTTTTAAAACTTCTAATGCCTCTGTTTCATTATTAGGATAAATACGAATAGTTGGTAATAATATTATATAACGCTTACCAGATATGATAAGAAGTAATAAATATATAAAAAAAATATATAATAATATGTTCATATAAAAATGAATATATTATTTATTTAATTAAAATCCACCTGGAAATTTTACAAGATTGGCTCCAATACCGAATCCTGCACCAGAACGAGCTCCAACAGCAAGGGAAGGAACATAAGTATCAAGAATACTAAATGTAGCAGCAGCAGTTAAAGCAATAAGAGCAACTTCATCTAAATTAAGTGCTTTCTTTGGGATGGCATAGGCAGCAATAGCAACCATAAGACCTTCAACGAGATATTTAATAGCTCTTTTTACGAGTTCACCTAAATCTAACATTCCACCTGTCATAGTTATATAAATAAAAAAGAAAAAAATATTATTTAATTAAAAGTTCGTAAAAACACTTAAATATTAATATAATAGATAATTATAATGAGTTTTTCTAAACCTGTGAATTTAAATGAATCACCAGAAGGCGTAACATTACAAAAGAATCCTGATGGGACAGAAAATGCTAAATATGTAGACTTATTAGATGAAGATAAATCCATAGCTGGACAAAAATTTGCTTGTTTATCTTTTATTTCTCCTGAGCAAATTTTAAAGCAAAAAGATATATTTTTCTTTGAACAATTTTTAAAAAATTGGGATTTTTCTAAATCAATGGAAAAGTTTTTACAATTTTTAAATTTTGTTTCATACAAGTATCATGTTGATTTTGAAAAAATAACTACTGATTTTAAAGAATTCTCTAAAGATGAAAAAGATAGTTTAGTATCTACAACACTAGAAGATGAGTATAAGACTTATCTTGATGATAATGAAGAGGATTTACAGAAAAAATTCGATGAAACATATAAATTTCAAACATCAATTAGAGGTATTAAAGTTAGGGGTGTTTTTCCAACACAACAAGAAGCTGAGCTTAGATGTAAAATGTTACGTCAAGTCGATCCTAATCATGATGTTTATGTAGGACCGGTAGGTATGTGGGTACCTTTCCATCCTGAGGCTTATAAGACTGGAAGAGTTGAATACATGGAAGAGACATTAAACGAATTAATGAGTGAGAAGAAAAAGAATGAAGATAAGGCTAAAGATGAATTTGATAAAAGAATCAAAGAGGCAAAAGAGAAGGCAATGGAAGATAACAAGAAAAAGGCAGAAGAGAGTGGAAACAAACTAACTCAAACAATTAATAAAGATGGTGAATTAATTTCTGTTGCTAATATGAATACACAGGAAGGAGCCATGGGAGAGAATACTTCCTTAGAAGATGTAAGAAAGGAATTATTTGAAGGAGAAAATATTGTAACAGATCAAAATACTGATAAAGGATTAAGTGAATTAACAGACAATACAGTAACATTTAATTTGGGAGAGCAAAAAGATCAATAATTAATAAATATAATATTTAAACATAATTTTATATATTATATTAAATGGTATATGGAACAGAAAAGGAAGAGTTTGCTAAAAATGAAATAAGAAAAAAAATAATGGAATTACAAAGAGAAATAAATAATTATGAAAATGATATTATAGAAATAAATGAATCAATAAAGAGAAATTGTGTAAGACAATATGGTAAACATGATTTTGAGAGACAAATTGATAGTGGTCCTTATCCAGAGAGTTGGTGGGTATGTACAAAATGCGGTTTTGAAAAATAAATATTATACTGGATCATCCCAATTATTTAAATCATCGTCAGGTAACATTATACTACTCTCGAAATTAGTAGGTATATTTTGTGTTATAATAGAAGTTTCCAAATTTTTATGTTTTTTTAAAGTATTTACTAATTGTTTTCTATTATATAAAACTAGTTCTTTATCTTTTATATAATTTTTATTTCTGGATTTTGAATCCATAATAGATTCAAATTCAGTTGTTAATGCTTGTTTAGTTTCTACAAGTGATAAATATTCTTCATCTAGTTTGTGTTTTACTGAATTCCATTCATTCATTTTTTCTACAGGATCTCTTTCTTGCCATAATTTAAAATTATTAAATGGACCTAATATATCCATTCTATACTCAATTTTATTATGCAAGTTTCCGTATTTCTCTCTTAAATTATGAATTGCCTCTTTTTTTTCATCGAATTTAAAATATTTTGATACTGATAATATAAGACTTATGTACGTAGAAATAGATATTCCTGTTACCGAAACAATAGGTACGGATGTATTAAAATATTCCTTAGTTGATTGTAAAAAACCCGATAATGTTGAAAAAACAATAACAGAAATTTGAATATAATTTATTTTTTTATTTAAATCAGAATATTTTATATCTAATAACCGTTTATTATTTTTACATTCCTTTAATACACATAAATTATTATAATTTAATGATTCTAGTTCATTTTTAAATATGATAAATTCTTTTGATACTTGATAATTAGAAGAAATAGGAATTGGATCAAGTAAATCTTTATATGGTAATGAATTATTTTCAGATACAGCGGGTGGATTAATGGTATTAGTGGTGTCGAAAACTATATTTTCGGATGATGTGTTGGTATTAGAAGATTCGTTTATTATATTATTTGATAAATCTTCTAATGAAGGAGCTGTATTTTCATTACTCATTGTATAATAACAATACAAAAAAAATAATTTAAATATATTTTATTAAATTAATTATTAACAATATGAATACATCTAGACGAGCAACTATGTCAGACTTCTTAATTGAAGAACCTATCAAAACAAAACAAGAAGTTATTATCACAAAAAATCAACAAAATTTTGGCGAAAGAAAAAGAATAAAACCATGACGTACAGGTTCTAAAAGTCAACAGCAAATTGTTCCAAAAGGATACAAAAAAGGATTTCGAAAATAATGAAATTCATTATCTTTGTGTATGAATGACTTATATATGTTTATAAATGACTTATTATATAACGACAATACATAATATAGATTTGAATTTGTAAATCATTTAAAAATAAAAAAATATTATTAGATATATGTTTCAAAATATTAAAAGTCTTATTTATCCACTTTTAATATCTAATCCGTCTTTTACTTCATTTTATAATGATAATCGATTAGATAAATCTTTTATAGTATCTTATGATAACGGTTTTTATAAAGCTAGCGGAACCTATAATTATTTAAGTCGTTATAGTGATAAAGTAAGTATACAAAATTCTTGTAATAAAGATTCAATACAAACTTATTTAAAATTATATCATAATGATGACAGATATTATGAAAAAATTATTTATGATATGATATACTTAAAAAATGATGATAAACCGTATCATTGTGAATTACAATATCTTTTATATAAAAATGATTTGCCTATTAAACTATGTGATATAGATGAATATTTACTAAAAGAGTTTAAAATATTAAATTGATTCTTATTTCCGATGCAGTCACAATAAACTATTCTATATTTAATTATTATTATATATTCTTAAAATACTAATTAAATTACCATTTATTTTTCCTTACACTAATTTTTGGACCTGCACCTTTTTTTTGTACGCTATTTGGGTCATATAATTCATCTTCATCATCACTATTAATTTCTTTTGATAAGTCCCAAAATTCTTTAGAGCCTAATTTAAAATTACTATGATTTTGTGCTTTATACCAAAAGATTTGATCATTTAATTTATTAGACTTGGCATTATTATTAATTACTAAACATTCAAAATTTTCTGTACATTGATCCATGACTTGACAAAATGATTCAAAAGTAGGAAACATACCAGCATAATTTTCCCAAATACGTTTTCTATTTGCTATATAAGGTTCTCTTAATATGAATACATAATCTATATTAGTTCTTAAATTGGGAGGAATACCTAGAGGATATTGCATAGTAATAACTAACATAATTTTCCAATGTCGTCCATTCATGAATAATAATCTCATTAATTTATCTTTTGTCCATTTATTATCATATAAACAATCGTCCAAAATTACAAAAGCTCTTGGATCTATATTTGTCCGCTTATATGCTTCCATTTCTCGTTTTATTTGTTTTAATACTGTTTTTTGCCGCTTTAATATATTTTCTATAATAGCACTATTGTATTCATCATGGATAAATAATTTTGGAACATGAGAAGCAAAAAATCCATTTCCTGCCTCTGTACCTGAAATTACAGTTCCAATTGGAATATCTTGATGATAATATAATAAATCTCTAACTAAAAAACTTTTACCTGTATCTCTTCTTCCGATTAAAACAATGACAGGACCTTTATTTTCATCTGGACGAAAACTTATGTTTTTCATATCGAACTTTTTTAAATCTAAAGTCATAATTATAGTTTTTCAAGAAAATAAAATTATATGATTTACGAAAAATAAGTTTAAATGTTTTTTTAAATTTAGATTATTGATATAAAGATGTCATTCTCTTTGTATTATAAAAAAAATAAAAATGACAATTTATTTAGGGAATTAGAAAATTCTAATCTTCAATTAAATTCTTTACAAAATTATATTCCTTTATATGAATCGTTTTTCTCTCTTAATGAATCGAACTACAACAATATTAATCTAAATCATAAATTTCATCTTCATTCAATTGTTAATACAACTAATTTAAGAAATATATTAACAGTTAAAATTATAGATAACTCTAATAATATAAAAGAAACTGATCTATTTTGTAAATTTTCTCCTTTACTTGATCCTCTTAAATTATTAACTGGTAAATATGATTCTTCTTTAAATTTAATTACTAATATTCCATCTCTTAATAATCAATATATATGTATTCCTAAACTTGTTGATAAAAATAATAATTCATATGTAGATGGATTTTTTAGTTATTTATCAAGTCAATTGTTACATAATTATAATTTTATTAATGGTATTGATTATTACGGTTCTT